CAACTTCGACAAGCTCCGTCTCCTCGCTGACCCGCAGTCTGCCTACTCGCAGAACGGTCTCTACGCGATGGGCCGTGCGATCGATGATGTCATCATCTCGGGCATCTTCGGCACGAACAAGACCGGCGAGGCCGGTGGCACGAGCACCGTGTTCGACACTTCCAACCAGCAGGTCGCTGTGAACTACGCTGCCTCGGGCAACGTGGGCCTCACGGTGGACAAGCTGCGCGAAGCCCGTCGCATCCTGATGGAGAACGAAGTGGACCTCGATGCTGAACCGGCGTACTGCGCCATCAGCGCCGAGCAGCACGACGATCTCCTCGGGCAGCTGCAGGTGACCAACGCCGACTTCAACACCGATGCTCCGGTGCTGCAGGATGGCAAGGTGACCCGCTTCCTCGGGATCAACTTCATCCACACCGAGCGTCTTCCGACGTCCTCGAGCCACCGTCGCTGCCCTGTCTGGGTGCCGTCCGGTGTCCACCTGGGCATGTGGAATGACATCGTGTCCAACGTCACGCAGCGTCGTGACCTCTCTTCGCACCCCTTCCAGGTCTACCTGATGGGTACCTTCGGCGCTACGCGCACCGAAGAGAAGAAGGTCGTCGACATCCTCTGCGCGGAATAAGGGAGTAAACGAAAATGGCAGTTGTAGCAGTTAAATCAACCCTTGTTACCAACGCAGACGCGACGCCCGCAGTCCTCAACAACCCCCGGGTTGATGGTGGCTACGAGCGTATTGAGGTTTCGACCGTTGCTATCACCTCTGGTGACACGACGGCCTCGACCTACCGTATGTTCCGCGTTCCCTCGAATGCGGTCATGACGGACCTGCGCATCTACTCGCCGGACATCGGCACGACGACGGTTGCTGACATCGGCCTGTATCGCACCGCCAAGGATGGCGGCGCTGTGCAGGATGCTGACTTCTTCGCCTCGGCTCTGTCCCTCAAGGACGGTGCGCTCAACGGCGTGGATGTTCTGCACGAAGCTGCGGTGTTCACGATTGCGAACTCTGGCAAGGAGCTGTGGGACGCCCTCGGTCTTACCAGCGACCCGTCGGTGTTCTACGATGTGGCCCTTACCTTGACCGGCGACGCTGACGCCACCGGCACGGTGAAGCTCATCGGTCGTTACGCGGCGTAATAAAGCGGGGCGGGCTGGGTAACCGGCTCGCCCCTTTTCTTGGGAGAAGCACATGGCAGACCGTTTCTACGGAATCGACCGGGGCGAGCAGGGTGTTCGCAACGTGACGGAAGGCGCGGCATCCACGGCTACGACCGATGTCGAGGTCCGGGTGGACCTCATCGGCATGAGCAAGCTCGAGGTTCTCTTGGCGCTTGACACGATCAAGGAAGCCATCACCCAGGATACTTGGCCGCCGGCATAACGGCTGCGGGAGGAGCCCGTGGCTTCAAGTGACGTCGCGATCTGCAATCTTGCGCTCACGAAGTTGGGCGATTTGCGCATCACTGCGCTTTCGGACAACACCAAGCCCGCGCGTGAGCTGAACGCCGTCTATGGGATGCTGCGCGACAAGCTGCAGCGGACCTACAACTGGCGGTTCTGCGTGAAGCGTGCGCAGCTGGCCGCTGACGTCGCGGCTCCGCTCTTCGACTTTACCAGCCAATACACCGCCCCGGCTGACCTGCTGCGTATTCTGCAAGTGGGTACCTACTTCCCGTCGCCCGACCTTTCTGACCTCATCGGCAGCGGTGGGCAGGAGTGGGTGCTCGAAGGCGGGAAGATACTGACGCGCGACAGCGGCCAGCTCAACATCCGCTATCTTGCGCGGATCACGGAAACGACCCGGTTTGACCCTTCGTTTGATGATGCGTTTTCGGCGCTGCTGGCGTACAACGTCTGCGAGGCGTTGACGCAATCGGATGCGAAGAAGAACGCGGCGCTGCGCGATTACCGGATGGCGGTGATGGATGCGGTGAAGAGCAACGCCATCGAGAACCCACCGGAGTCTATCGCCGACACGACTTGGCTGACCGTGAGGCTCTGATGCCCAACGTTAATCCAGCCATCGTCAACTTCAACGGCGGCGAGGTCGGGCCGTTGATGAGCGGCCGCACGGACTTCGAGAAGTACGCTTCGAGTGCGTTCCGTATGCGGCGGTTCATTCCGACCGCGCAGGGACCGGCGAAGCGTTGCCCGGGGACGAAGTACGTCCTGCAGGCGCTGTACCCTGACAAGCGGGTATGGCTGCAGCGGTTTGAGTTTGCTTTCGACCAGGCGTATGTCATCGAGTTCGGCGACTACTACTGTCGGTTCTACACCGACCGCGGTGTGGTGCTGGAAAACCCGCTCGACATCTCGAACATCACGCAGGCGAGCCCCGGTGTGCTGACCTATGTCGGCGCTGATCCGTCTAACGGGGACTGGATGTACATCACGGCGGTTGCTGGGATGAGCGAGGTGAACGGTCGATTCGTGAAGGTCACCAACGTCAACGCTGGCGCAAAGACCTTCGAGCTCTACGACATCGATGGCGGCGCTATAGACACAACGAACTATGGTGTCTATAACGGCAACGGCGACGTGGCGCGGGTGTACACCATCGCGAGTCCGTATGCCGAGGAAGACCTGTTCACGGCCGAGAGAACCTCGGCGCTGTCGATTTCTCAGTCGGGCGATGTGCTTTACATCGGCTGCGAAGGGTACGAGCCGCGCACCCTAACCCGCGCCGGGAACACGAGCTGGTCGTTCGCGGCCTATGCGCCGACCGATGGCCCGTTCCAGCGTGAGCCTGTCGTGAAGGTAAATTTCTCGTTGTCTGGTACGAGCGGAAATGTGACGGTCACCTCTGCCGCTGCCATCTTCGACAACAACTCGGTGGGAATGCTGCTGCGGTTGCAGCCGGTGAACATCACGACGACGCAATGGGAAACGGCGAAGTCCATCACGGCGGGGAACATCCGCAAGTCCTCCGGCAAGTTTTACGAGGCGATGAATTCGGCGACGACCGGCACGATTCGCCCCATCCACGAGGAGGGGCAGGACTATGACGGCAACACGGGGGTGCTGTGGAAGTTCCTGCACCCGGGCTATGTCATCCTCAAGATCACGGCGGTGACGAGCACGACGCAGGTCGATGCGGATGTCATCGGCCCGGGCGTGGCTCCGACTGAGCTGCTGTCCTCGGCGTCGTGTAACTACCGTGTAGGTGCGTGGGGTCTAGGGATGGGCGCTGCCTACCCCTACAAGACCGCGTTCTGGCGCGACCGGCTGTGGTGGGGCGGTGGGCAGGATGTCTACGCTTCGGTAGCGGGTGATTATGGTTCACACGCTGTGGACACTATGGGTGAAATTCTGGCGGACAACGCGATGAATCTCACGCTTGCGGTCGGCAATGTGGACAAGGTGCGCTGGATGCGCCCGGGCAACGCGCTGATCGTCGGCACGGCGGGTGCGGAGATCGCCATCCGCGAGAATGTGACGACCGCCCCGCTCGGCCCGGAGAACGTCAAGTTCGACCTGCAGTCTGCGGAAGGCTCGATGGAGCTTGAGCCGGTGCTGGTCGAGGATGCGGTGCTTTTCGCCCGCGTGGGTGGGCGGCGCATCATGGAGCTGCGGTTCGACATCCAAGTGGATGCCTGGGTGCCGCGTGACATGAACGTGCTCTACCCCGAGATTACGCGCTCGGGCATCGTGGACATGGAGTACCAGAAGGAGCCGGACGACATCATCTGGTGCGTACTCGGTGACGGGCGGTTGATCGGGCTGACCTACGATCGGGAGCAGAACATCTACGGCTGGCACCAGCATCCTATCGCGGGCAAGGACGCGAAGGTCGAGGCTGTGCAGGTCATTTCCGGCCCTGCCGGTGACGTTGATGATGTCTGGCTTGTTGTCTCGCGCACTATCGAGGGCGACTTCCCGTATGAGCTGGCGCTCGAGGCCGGTGGCGGGTTGCTGACCGAGGGCGAGGACCAGCTTGTCATTGAGGTTGATGTGGAACGCACGCAGCGGTTTATCGAGTACATCGGGCCGTCGCTGGAAGAGGGTGAGGACATCCAAGGGGCCGGGTATCTCGATGCCTCGCTGGAGTTTAACCCAATCGTAGCGGCCGACCTTTTTCTGGCCGACGGATACCAGACTGTCGGCTCGACCGGAGTTGAGGTCACGGTGCTGTCGTCGATTGAGATTGCGACCGAGGCGGACGAGATCATCGAGTCGGAGGCGTTCGAGCTCATTGCCATCAACGACCCGGTGTTCCTGCCGGGCGATGTTGGGCGCGAGATTCGCTACCGCTACTACGATACCGCGAACGAGCTGTGGCGCACCGCGCGGGCGCTCATCACCTCCTACATCGACCAGGAGGCCGTCCTCACGACCATCGTCTCTGTGTTCCCCAACGACGATGTGCCGTTCAACGAGTGGCGGCTGACGGCGACGGAGCTGCGCGGCCTGTATCACCTCGAGGGCGAGACGGTCTCGGCGCTGGCGGATGGGCAGGAAGTGACGGATCTGGTGGTGACCGACGGCACGGTGACGCTGCCGTTCCCTGCCGCGCGCGCGACCGTGGGATATCCATACACCTCGACGCTGGTTCCGCAGCGCATCGAGGCGGGGTCATCCATTGGGACGGCGCAGGCCAAGATCAAGCGCATTCACAAGGTTGGCCTGCGGCTCTACGCGAGTCTCGGCGGCAAGGTGGGCTCTGGCCCGACAAACCTCGACCTTATCCAGTACCGCACGAACAACGATTTTATGGACGAGGTGCCGCCCCTGCTGACGGGCGATACCGATGTCTTTGCGTTCCGCGGCGGGTACGAGACGGACGGCCGAATCTGGGTGGTAACTGACCAGCCGTTGCCGATGACGGTCATCGCGCTCT